GGGACATTTACCATGTTTTGGAATATATACAAAATATGATAGAAATACTAATTTTAATTTTTTCACATAAAAAATTAGATATAAAAATATAATATAGTATATTTTTATATGAGTGAAATAAAATATAAAGCTGTTATTTTGGTATTAGCATCAAATGATAATGAAATTTATAAAAATGCTAGAAAAATATGGAAAAAATATATGTATTTAGATGATAGATTTAAAGTTTTTTTTGTATATGGTAAATTATTTGAACAATTAGATGATTATGATAGTAATAGTGATTTAATATATCCAGAAATTGAAGAACAATTTCCGGTTCTTATAAGAAAAACAATAAATGCTATGGAATATATTGATAATAATTTTAAATATGATTATTTAGTACGTACTAATTTAAGCACTTTTTGGGATTTTGATAAATTGTATAATCATCTTGTTTCATTACCAAATACATTATTTTATTCAGGTGATGGACCATTATATAATCATATTAAGAAAGTATATTATTTAAGTGGTGTAGATACAATAGTTACAAAAGAAATGATTACATCTATAGTAAATAATAAACATTTAGTTGATTATGAATGTGTTGAAGATGAAGCGATGGGGCGTTATTTTTTATATATTCTACACGCACCTATTTTAAAAAGTAAAATTTGTTTTTTTGAGGATATCAAATCAACTAATGAAAATGATAAAATCTTATTAAGAATAGCGGATGCTATTAAACAAAATTGCGATCATTATCGTGTTAAATCATTATCATCCGAACGTTTAATAATTGACATGCATATATATAAGATATTATTGAAAGTAATATATAAAATAGATTATGATATAAAATAAACAATATATAAAATTATTAAAAATGAATATTAATAATTTTTTAATAACTGGTGGTTCTGGTATGATTGGATATCATATACCTTTTGGTATTAAACCATCATCAGAAGAAATGAATATAACTATAGAGGAATCAATTAATAAATTTATAAATAAAACAAAAAATATAGAATGTATTATACATCTTGCAGCGATAAATTTAAGAGAATGTGAAACTAATAATTTTAAAGCAATAGATGTTAATATAAATGGGACAATTAATATGTTAAAAGCGGCGATGAAATTAAATGTGCCATTTGTATTATTATCAACTGGTGCTGTATTTTCATCAAAAAATTATAATATGACATTTGACGAACAATGTATAGTATCACCGAATTCCTATTATGGTTATACTAAAGCTTCTGCTGAAAAAATAGCATTAATATATGATAAAACTATTTTAATAAGAACTGGATGGTTATTTGGCGGTAATCAAAAAAATCATTATAAATTTGTAGAAACTGTCATTAATAATTTAATAACTAATAACGAAGTAAAAGGTTCTAATGACTTTTATGGTTCTCCAACATATGTGTCTGATTTAATAGATAATATTATCCGTCTTATTAAAGATAAAAATTATGGAATACATCATATCGTTAATTCAGGAATAGCTACTGGTTATGATATTGCAATAGAAATTTGTAAATTAATGAATAAAAATGAGCTATTAATAAAATCTGTAAAATCTTGCGATGTTCCTAACCCTGGTCCAAATAGATCTAATAGTGAAATATTAACTAGTATATATGATACTAATAAGTTGAGAGATTGGAAAGAACCAATAAAAGAATATCTTAATAAATATTTAAATAATAAATATAATAATGAAACAATATTAACTAGTCCGAAAAAACAATTATGGTGTAATCGTGATAAATGTAGATTATGTGATAGTTATGAATTATTTACTTTTTTTAAATTAGAACCATCACCACCTGCTAATCATTTTGTAGAAAAACCAACATATTTAGATAAAATACCATTAGATATATCTATTTGTAGAAATTGTAATCATGTCCAATTATTACAAATAGTTGAACCGTCATATCTATATTCAAATTATTTTTATGTATCATCTACATCAAATACTATGATAAATCATTTACAAAATAATATTGATAAATTTATAACTAATTTAAATATATCTAAAAATGATAATATATTAGAAATTGGTGCAAATGATGGTGTATGTATAAAATACTTATTAGATAATGGATATACTAATACTATAGGTGTAGACCCTGCTAAAAATATAAATAAGAGACATAATTTACCAATATTATGTGAGTTTTTTGGTTCACATATAATACCACAATTAAAAACAAAATACAACAATTTTAAATTAATTTTTGCTTTTCATTGTTGCGCACATATTGAAAATATAAATGATATTTTTTATACGATTAGCAATTTATTAGATGATGATGGAACATTTATTATGGAAGTTGGTTATTTTTTAGATGTATTCCTAAATAAATCATTTGATACAATATATCATGAACATATTGACTATCATACTTGTTATGGAATTAGTAAATTTGCAACTAAGTTTGAATTAAAATTGTATAATATTGAAATTAATAAAATACAAGGTGGTTCTATTCAATTTTATTTTTGTAAGAAAAATAAAAATATTTCAATAAATGACACTATTAAAATAGCTATGAATAATGAATATAAATTATTATTTAATAATTATGATAATTTAACTAATTGGTCAAATTTAATAATACAAAATGGTCGTGATATAAATATTATTTTAAATGCATTTAAAAATATGGGTAAAATAATAGTAGGATATGGAGCTTCCGCAAAATCTACAACATTTTTACATCAATACAAAATCAATAAAAATATTATTGATTATATAGTCGATGATAATATATATAAACAACATCATTATACACCAGGGCTAAATATACCAATTAAATCATATAATTATTTATATATTGAACGTCCCGACTATATAATTATACTATCATATAATTTTGTTGAAGAAATAATACATAAATTAACTGAATTTAAAAATAAAGGTGTTAGATTTATAATTCCTTTTCCAGAAATTAAAATTATTTAAAGATTTATAATTCATTGTTATCATTATGAAAATAGATTGTATTTTAACCGCAGTGAATATTAATGAATTATATTTAGAATTTATTCCTGCATTTATTAAATCATGGACTAAATTATTACATCTTGTTGATATAAAAATAATACTTATAGCAGATGAAATACCATCAACATATACTGAATATGAAAAATATATTATTTTATTTAAACCAATTGAAAATATGAAAACTGCTTTTATAAGTCAATATATACGTCTATTATATCCTTCATTATTAGATTACAGTGGTGGTGTAATGATAACTGATATGGATATGTTGCCAACTAATAGAAGTTATTACTATAATAGTATACTTAATATTCAAGATAATAAGTTTATTTATTATAGAAATAAATTACCCGTTCCTAATGAATTGGCAATGTGTTATAATATAGCAACACCTAAAATATGGAAAGAGATTTTTAATATTAATTCTATAGATGATATTATAAATCAACTTATAACAATTTATAACTCTATTAAAATAGATGACCCTACTCATAAGCTTGGATATGATTGGGGGACTGACCAAAAAGTTTTATTTAATAAAGTAATGGATTGGCATTCTAAGACAAATAATTTTATTAATTTAGATGATGATTTTATAGGATATCGTCGTTTAGATAGACATACTTTCCAATTAAATGATAATATTAAACGAATAGTTAGTATGGGATATTTTAGTGATTATCACGCATATCGTCCATATAATCAATATAAAGAAATTAATGATGCTATTGTTGAATCAATTACACAATCATTAAATGGTAAAATACGTTTTTTAACTTATGCTGATAAAAAATTTGAAAAATCACGCAAACGTATAATGAATGAAGCGTATAATATGAATGTATTCGATAATATAATTGGATTAGAACCTATTGATTTACCAACTGATTTACCCGAAATGACTAAAAAAGTATTAAATATGTCTCGTGGTGGTGGTTATTGGATATGGAAACCAATTATTATAAAAAGGGAATTAGATAAAATGAATGATAATGATATATTAGTATATGTTGATAGTGGATGCACATTAAATAAGTCTGGTATATATCGTTTTAATGAATATATAAATATGTTATCTGATTTAAAATCTAATAAATCAATCATTCGATTTAAAATGAATATACCTGAATATAAATATACAACATCCGCAATATTCGAACATTTTAAGTGTATTAATAAAGATAGTATTACTAATTCGGGTCAATATATGGCAACATCTATTATAATTAGAAAATGTCGTATAAGTGATACTATTATAAACTTATGGTATAAAACAGCTATAGAAAATCCATTATTATTTACAGATAATTTTAATAATTTGAATAGACATAATGAATTTGTAGATAATAGACACGACCAAAGTATATTTAGTATAATAACTAAAATTTTTAATAATAGTGTATATACACTTGATGATGAGACAAATCCATTTAATCCAAATAATCCAATATATGCCTCTCGTATTAGAGGATAGTATTATAAATAAGAAATAAATATTTTATACATAAAGACTATAAAATATTTATCATTTAAATGTCTATTCATTTAGTAGAATCTAACACTAATATACAAGGAACTTCATTAACTAATGAACCTATATATTTATTTCAACAATTCTTCATTCATAAAAGTGATGAGAGATATAATGAAATTAAACAATCACTTCGTAAAAATGTTCAATTAGGATTATTTAAAAAAATTTATCTATTAAATGAACGTTCATATACAAATGAAGAATTAGGACTAAATAATGCGGAAATGAAGCAAATTAAACAAATTAATATAGGAACACGTATGATGTATTCAGATGTTTTTAAACAGTTTAGAGGTCTTGGTTTGAGTGGATATATAGTAATAGCAAATTCTGATATATTCTTTGATAAAACTATTGAAAATTTAAATAAATCTTGTTTATCAACAACAAAATCTTTTATGGCACAACTCAGGTATGAATATGATCCTAATGAAAAATTATTAATGAAACAAAAAATATTTGGACCTCGTCCCGATTCGCAAGATGTATGGATATTACATTCTAATTATATACCAAATAAAAAACAATTTAGTATATTTGATATTTTATTAGGTAAACCTGGATGTGATAACAAAATTTGCTATTTATTCTACATATTAGGTTATAAATTATATAATGATCCGTCATTTATTCGCACATATCATAATCATAAAACTCAAACACGTGATTATACAGCTGAAGATGTTATAGATAAACCGTTTTTATATTTATTTCCAAAGATAGCACCTTATACTAATATTGAAAAATATATTAATGACCATATGAATGAGCAATTTATGATATCAGTTAAAGGTAGTAATTATTTCATTAAAGATATTAGATCACGCATATTACATAATCACTCATCTAATAAATATTTAGGAGAATTTATTAAAAATAAATTAGCAAATAATCAACATTTTATAGTTCCGCGTGTAGCTGGTGTTGAACATATGTTAGCTATGACAGCTAATAAATATTTAACTGATGGTAATTTTGATAAAATGAAAGAAGATCCAATAATTGGATTATTAGATAATATGCATAATAATGCTGGTATAAATATTAAAACAGAACACGACTTAATTGTATATAGTCAAACATATTTAGAAGCATTTAAAAATAGTGAATTATATTCAGTTTGGGAACATTTTTCAAATGTTTATGAAACATATAATGGTGTATTTGCTGGTCTACAAGATAAATTAACTAAAATGTATTCACGAGATAAATATGTATCATCATTTTGTTTTGATATATTTCATCATTTATATGATAATCCGTGGACGCATTCATTAAAAGGTAAAAGAATATTAATAGTAAGTAATTTTATGAATACTATAAAGAAACAAATGAACCATATCAATGATATATACGGTATTAATTTATTTCCTGAATGTACATTCATATATGTTAGACCACCACAAACTGCTTGTGGAAATGGAGGTGATGAACCCTGGCTATATCCATTCAAAAAATTATGTGATGATATTTATGATATTAAAGAACAATTTGATATAGCCTTATGTAGTTGTGGTGGTTATGGAAATCCTTTATTAAACTTTATTTATAGTTTAGGTAAAAGTGCGATTTATGTAGGTGGTGTATTACAAATGTATTTTGGTATAATTGGAAGTAGATGGGAAAATGAAAGAGCTGATGTTCTAAAAGTATTTAAGAATGATTATTGGAGACGTCCATTAATTACAGAAATACCTACTAATAAAGAAAAAGTAGAAGGAGGATGTTATTGGTAAGTTTATTATAATAAAATTAGAATAGAGAATATATATATTGTATTATATATTGTATTATATACTGATATATAATATAATATATTATTTATAATATTTATCAACATTATTATCAACTATATTAATTATTTTATTGAACTCATCAGTTGATAAAATATTACTGCATATTAATGTTGGTGGTCCAGTTGCACCTACAAAATATTCTAATGGAGGATAATACAATTTATAATTTTTAATTTCATCACTTAAATCAACTTCATCGATCCTCTTATTATTGTACCAATTTGTTTTTGTTACTTTTCCAATTATATTATTTACTGGAAAATAATCAAAATCGTGTATAATTATAATTTTAGCCTTATTTTTAAAATATTCATATGAATATTTACGTGATAACCAGGGAGATGAATCTATAAATACTACTTCAAAATTATAGTCTTTTAAATTTTCACTTATATAATCGTACCATCTTTTACCTGTATCATTACAATCTACGTTATTAGCATCTACGTAAAATAATTTATGATTATCATTCTGTAAATAAACAAATTTTGATAACCATTTTATATCACTTTCGAGTGATACTAATGTACGATTAGTATTCTTTATACAATCTCTAATAAATAATGTACTACCGTCTCCACATCCACATTCTAAAATATTTCCAGATGTATTTACAATAATTTCTTTTAAATATGGTTGATGTGTATAATATGCGTGATTTAAATAAGTTGACATTTAATATATGCTATATATATAACTTTATATGTAAAATTATATTAAACTTGCATAATATAAATAAATTATTATATATGATTTTATAATAAAGATTGTTAATATTATGGATAATATGATGAATAATATTAAAAATACAATAAAAGGTGCTATATTAATATATAGTTGTCACCGACATTTAAATACACGACTAAAAGAACCTAATTTTGGATTAAAAAAGAAAGATTATAATGGATGGAAAGTTTTTTATATATTAGGTAATCCAAACTTAATAAATGATTATGAAATAAATGATAATTATATTACTATTAAATGCGAAGATTCATATATACACGTTCTCAAAAAAGTTGTTTTTGCTATTAAAATAATATACTCTCTTTATAATATTGAAGAAGGTATACTGAGATGCGGTGATGATTTAGTATTTAATGAACAAAAATTATTGAAGTTTTTAAATACAAATGATAAAAACGATTATATGGGTAAAGTTATAAATAATAATTTAGATAAATCAATCACTAAAAAGTTTGACAATTTTATGCCAATTTATTACTATAATCATACTGACGATTTATTAAATCCATTAAATGGGCTTACTATTGGATTAGATAATTTACTTAAAATGAATGAAATACCTAATATAACTTATACTGGTGGGGTTATTGTATATTTATCAAATAATTCGTGTAATAAATTAATATATACAATGAATAATATAAATTGGGATATTTTTAAATATTATACCAAGTTTGGATATCCATATATTATAGAAGATGTTGGTGTTGGTTTTATATTAAATATGTATAAAATTTCACCAGTATCGTGCAATTTATATTCAGATAATGAAAATGATATTAATATTGATAATGATTGTATAGGTTATCATACAAATAAATATAAATAAATTACCATTCATTTTTAATAAATTCTATAAATTTCATTTTGGATGGATATTCAATATTCTTTTTTATAGAAACCATTTTTCCATCACATATTGCGGTTATTAATTTAATATCTATTTCTATATTTCCTGATAATTTAAAACAGCTATTCGGAAAATAATCATCTACTTTATAAGCACCCAAATAAATTGGTATACATTTGCATAACAAACAATTCATAAATTTCTCGGATATATATGCGTTATGTCTAAAATTTTCTATAGCAATATGATAATTATATTCTAAATATGGTTCATTATTCACAAATTTACCTTTTATTCGGTCATCTTTAATATCTAATAATGTATCACAACCTCTTCCATAAATATCGATTGGTAAATTAGTTTTTAAAATTATATTTACTAGTTCGTGTCTATATTTATGACCGATGGCATCTTTTTTATCTGAAAATATTATTGACATCTTTTTTAATTTAGATGGTATTTTATTAGGTGGTATAGTATGTCCCATATATGCGAAATATTCCATAAATGGTTCTGGTAGATTATATTTACTGCCTATAAAATATTTTCCAATATACTTCTTAGCATATTCAATAAAATTATATGTAAGATAGAGATATTCAAATGGTTCATATGCTAATCCGATTACATTCTCCTTTGGTATATTTAAAGTTGGCATAGCTGTATTCAATAATACAACGTGTGTATAATCATCATTACACGTAAATTTATAAGTTTTTCCATATTCAGGGTCATTATGAACTTGCCATTCATCCGATAAACTTTGTGTACATTGTTCAGATGAACAAAATGAAGAAAAAAATCTAATAATTTTCATCTATAATATTTAATTAATATTATCATTATTTTAATTAAATATTATTTATTAATAATTCTAATTCATCTAATATATATTTATTATTTTTGACGTGTAATAATGTTTCATCCGCGTATTCATAATTTAGACAACCTTCTTCCGTCTTATATTTTTCATATGGATTAAAATATGTATATCCTAATCTATCACATAACTGTCTAATTAAATTATTTACCTTATTTGTATATCGTATTCTAGTTTCATTTGTTCCTAATACTGGAAATGGATTATATTGATCATTTGTATTATCTCTTAAATTACTATCAACAGGTGGTATAACAGCTACTATTATAATTTTTTTACATTTTTTTATATTATTCATTATTGTTTTAAAATACGCACATACTAGTATTTTTATTATTTCATCTTCATCTCGCCCATATTCTATTTTTTGTTTTTCTATATGACATCTACAATCGACTTCCCCATAACATAATATTATAATGTTATTCTCATTATCTACATCTTTAGTATAATTTACAATGATATTATCACGTCCAATACGATGCATTGTAACTGATGGCGTTGCCTTATTTATATGTTCTAATGATAAATTTTTAAAAGAAAACATACCGTGGCTATCACCATATATATATATCATTCCAACAGTCTGATTACTTATATATGATATATCTTTATAATAATATCATACCATCATCAACTATATTCATACCATCCTTATTTTTATCTTTATCAGTAAACCAATTGCTCGTTATACAAACAATTTTATTTACATTCTTATTCATATATGCTCCCCACCAACTAAATGATGAATTAGATATTATATTATGATCACACTTAGACATTAAATACATATCTATTACATCTTTTGGTAGTTGATTACTACTTTCATTAACATATATACATGAAATATCTAATTTTGAAAAGTTATTACGACACCATTCTATATCATCTGAAAATATTAAAAATACTAAATCCGTACCAACTTTATTATGGATAGTTTCTATTGATTTAATAAAATATGACATATCTTGGACTGGATGACAATGTTGTAATTTTAAATAATCACCACGTCTAACGTGTATAGATACTGATATTTTAGTCGTTTGATTGAGTGACACTAATTTATTATATAAATCATCTATAACTTTATTTTGATTATCATTCAATTTAAATAAATCTAATATTTTATCTTTATACACGTTGAAAAATTGCGGATTTTGAAAATATCCATCCATTTTATATGACTTATTATGTGATAAATTAATTGGTCTAAAATAACTGTCAGGTAATCCAAATTGTAAAAATTGTATTTTATTATATTCACGACTATTTAATGTATCTACTTTTTTGAATATATTATTCCAATATACAGGACGTGGAAAAAATACTGATGGCGATTCATTTATTTTTTCAAATACAGGATTCAAATTATTCATCCAAGCTATAGCACAAGTCGCTGCTATTTGAAACATTTGATTACCTAATCCCCCTTTCAAATTAGACGATAAATAATATTTTTCTTTAAATTGAATAGTTTTATCATATCTTAAATATTCAACTAATTTACCTTCTATATCACTAAATGATTCACGTTGATAACCTAATGATGGATTAAATACATACCATTTACTCAATGGTTGTAAGTTAATCCAATAAGCATCTAATGTATAATGTTCCTTATTAGTCTCTTTCATCAATTTCATTAATCCATCTTTATAATTTTTTAATAATGTATCATAAAAATTACAATTAACTATATATCCAGCTGTAGTTGATACAGCTATTGCTTTATATAGATAGTTATCATTTATATAATTCATATCCTGACGAGCACCTCTAGATAGACTAACTATTTGCCAATCATTATCTATTTTTTTGAAATCATTATACAAATAATTAATTGAATTATTAATATATTTTTCATCATCTATAAAATTAAAGTCATCCTCTAATACCATTACATTTTTCCACTTATTTTCAATAGCCATTTGTATTACTTTAATATGACTTAATGTACATCCCATTGCTCCATTTTGATTTTTTACTGCGGATAATCTAATAAATTTATTAGATGAAATATGAAGTCTTTTAAATTCATTTAACATTTGGACATTTCTATCTATACGATTGTCTAAATTAATATAAACTATTTTTTCTATATTATCTAACCAATTATTCATCCGTATAAGTTATCATAGTAAGTATTTTTTTAGATACTTAAATACTTTTTTTTTAATAACATTACTAAATGGATATTATAACTGGTGAAAAAATACAAGAATTATGTGATATTTTCATATTACCTAATTATAAAATACAAACACGAGATATTACAAGAGTATTTTTATTAAACAAATTAAATTATAGAATAGATAATCCTAAAATAGTTTTCACTTTTACAGATACATTTGAAAAATCATTCACTGAATTAGTTATACGATTACAACTTTTAACAAATAAGTTTGTATTAGTTGTAAATCAATCTGATTATAAAATAGATGAACGATATTTATCTATTTTTGATAAAGTTCCTAATTTACTCCATATTTATGCAACTAATATTAATGTCGTACATAACAAAATTACACCAATACCATTAGGTATAGCTAACAGTAATTGGAAACACGGTGATTTATCAATAATCAATAAATATATACAAAAGTTAAATAACATAAATAAAGATAAACTAATATATTTCTTTTTTTCAATAGATACTGCACTAAATATTAGAAATGAATGTTATAATAAAATTTCTAAAAAAGGTATTCCATTTTTAAATAATACAGACTATGATACATATATTAATACACTTTCACAATATAAATTTGCTATATCACCAGAAGGTAATGGAATAGATTGCCATAGATTTTGGGAAGCTTTATATGTAAAAACAATACCTATATGTTTACCAAATATAATAGTAAATTACTATGCTAAATATTTTCCAGTAGTAATTTTAAATGATTGGGATGAATTAGATATATCTAAATTAGAAGATATATATAACAAAGCTGATTGGTCAAATTATGATAAATTAGATATGAAATATATTAGCACTATTATCAATGAAAAATTACTTTAAAAATATGATATTATTGATTATTATAATATGACTGATAATTTTGATGGCATAAAATATAGATTATGTAATAATTGGTTTAATTTTATTAAAGTTGATAAAAATAAGTTAATTAATTATCTAGAAATTGGAACATTATGTGGTGCTAATTTATTTTCAGTTGCTAAAGAATATGGATTTCACAATGATTCTAAATTACATTGCATTGATCCTTGGATTAAATATGATGACTATGACGAAAATTATGAACAAGATGATAATTATAATATATTTCTTAAAAATCTTGAAAATTCATCACATAAACATAAAATAATTGTTCATCGAGGATTTTCACACATAGAAGTTCCTAAATTAGATAATGATTATTTTGATATTATATATATTGATGGTAATCATTTATCTGAATATGTTATGGAAGATGCTGTATTATCTTTTCGTAAATTAAAGGTTGATGGTTATATGATATTTGATGATTATCCGTGGGGTGATTTTGATTTTCCTGTAAGAGGTATTAATGGATTTGTTTATGGCTATCATAAACGTATTAACGTTATTGGACAATATAATGGACAATTATTTATTCAAAAAATCAAATAGCAATTATTTTAGCTTTTTTAAATCCGTTAAAATTATCGCTAGCACTTACTACACTATATGACCCCATATTACTCCACTTTAATATATTTCCTATATATGGTCTATCTATAAATATATTATCAACTATCATATCTAATCCATCACACGTATTGCCCCATATAGTCGCCTTAACTAATTCACTATTGTTATATGATTTATATACAGTTATAGGATAATGTATTTGATGATCAAACATCTTTCCACTAAATGAATTATATATTGAATCATTTATATATATATGATAATGACCATCTATATACTTTACTCTTATTATTTTGGTATATAAATCTATACTATCACAACTAAAATATCTACCTGGCTCCGCAATCCATTTAATATCCTTCATACAATCATCCGTTATATATGGTTTTATAATATTTGATAAATTCTTAATATCTTCTATATCTTTCATACCACCACCTATATCTATCAATTTACAATTACCACACCAATATGGTAATATTTCATTCTTTATTATATCTAATGTATTATTAAATGAACCCATATCACTACAAGCAGAACCTACGTGAAATGATAAACCCTCTATTAAATTATTTTCGTTTGATATAACCTTAATAGTATCACTTATAGATGCTCCAAACTTACTATTGAACTTAACTAATGAATTATTTTCATATGATTTTATCCTCCATACTATTTTTACTATCTTTTTCATATTTTTTATATAATTTACACTATTGATATCATCACATACTATATATGGAACACCGAACTTTATAGCTATATTAATATCTTCTATAGAGCGACAAGGATTGGCTAAAATAGTTCTATTTATTGGATATTTTAAAGACATTAATTGATATAATTCACCTTTACTAGCTATATCAAAATGGAAATTTTGTTTTATTAATTCATTTATCATATATTTATTATTTAACGATTTTATAGCATAATATGGTGTTATATTTGGTAAGTATTTATTCCAATAATTTATTTTATTATGGACATTATCTTTATTAAATACAGCAACGGGTTCATAACTTTTACTTATTAATCTTAATAAATCGAACTTTTTCATATAAATAATTTCTATTATATTATTTACTTTTTTATATAGATTTCTTATTATAATATTATAATAAGGTATCTTCTCCGTGCTACAAGAAACACCTCACTCCCCCAATTAGAAGCCTCTTGGTTCAAGTCCTGCTAATAGCCTGCGTTAATTACTAACACAATACCCTTTTTGTATATCAAACCCGGATGAGATGCCCTATATACTTTCGCATATATGATATACAAGCACCTATTATTAACTTATACTATTTTCACTCGTTTTAAACGCATTATTATTATATAATATCAAACATAATGAGCTCTATTAATAAAGATGATGATATTCTTAAATTTGTATTAAAAAAATGTCAAGAACCCGATATTGATGGTAAAAATAAAGTTATCTATCTTTTTCTTAAATACTATATTAATGCCCTTTGTAAAACTTATAATTCTACCAAAAATATTATGTATGCTACTGAATGTGCTGACCTAACCACACACATATTTAATATTATTTATAATTATACACAACATATACGAGTTAGTATTTTTATGATGGAACGAACTATATTCTTATTTAATAGTTGTATAAATATAACTAATTCTACTGAAATGGATATACCTTTCATAAAAACAAGTATTATTCATAAAACTATTGGTAGTATCAATATCAATAATAAATTACATAATAAAAAAGATAGTACAGCAATATCTGTTTATTTTGATATTCATGCTATACATATAATCGCTTTATTTCTTAAAGATATTTTTATAAAACTCTCCAAAATTATTTATAATAATAGCAATCTTCAAAACTCACTCATCAGTTCTATAAATTCTCAAGACCTTATTCCATCACTTGATACTATTACACAAGATCATGATAATATTAACAGTGAACAAGAACCATTACAATATCATTTAGAATATACAATGCTTCTATTACATTCTATACTATATCGTATTGTAATTGAAGGCTTTGAAAATTGGTTAGAAATTATATTAGATAATTTTGTTGATTTCAATCTAGACGATATTTATGAATATCCTAAACAAGTTAATATTATTCGTATCCGTCTGGAACTATTTTTATATTCTCAAAAACTATATAATGATTTTATTAAAGCTAAACACATATCTACTGCTATACTTGACGAATATATTGATACTTTAGATAATGATGATAATCTTAATGAATATATGGATTATACTCAATCTATACGAAATCACTATCATTTCAAAGCTTTAAAAGATAAATTGAGCTCATATAATAAATAAGGTTATTATAATAACTTTAATTCTGTATATATAAAAAATCAGTCAATATGCCAGGAGGCGTTATACAACTCATATCTACAGGTAATCATGATGTATATTTAACCGGTTGTCCTCAAATAACATTTTTTAAAAAAGTTTATAAAAAACATACACATTTCGCAATGGAAGCGATAGAACAAGAATTTAATGGACCCGCTAATTTTGGCTCGTATGTTTCAGCTACTCTATGTAGAGATGCCGATTTATTATCTAAATTATTACTTGAGATGAAATTTTCAGTTGAACCTATTACACCATTAGCATCAATGACATCCGTAAATGGATATATTACTCTTAGTGAAAGTATTTCATTATATAATGGCACATTTTATGGTACATTTTCTATTTATAATGAAGGTGTTATATTTATTTCTTTTTATAATCCTATAATAGGAACTATATATTGTGGGCAAACATCTGGTCTTGATATATCAGCTATATCATCAACTAACCTAATTTATGAATTAACTGGATTATTAACAAATACTTTTACAATGAATGATATTTATGATGATAAGCCACGCATTGCTACACGTATTATTGATTATATTGAGCTCACAATTGCGGGTCAATTAATTGACCGTCTATATGGAGAATGGATTGATATTTGGCTTCAATTATCATCATCTTATGAAAAATGGACTTTATTGGAAAATATGTTATATGGTAATAATCCGTTATATAATAATAGTTCTATTACATATCTTCCTATACCATTTTGGTTTTCTAAAAATTATGGTTTGGCATTACCAATGATATCATTACAATATCATGAAGTAAAATGTAATATACAATTTAAAAAAGAGTTTAGTGGAATTGGTAATTTATTAGGTTTGAATACTATTGATGGTTTTGCTATTGCTGAATTTGGTATTATAAAGTATGGAACAGTAAGCAATATTATACTGGATATTCCATTAAAAATTAATATCACTGATAGTCGTCTATTTGGTGATTATATCTTTTTAGATACAGATGAAAGAAGACTATTTGCCGGATTAAAACAAGAATATCTTATAGAACAAACACAATATTCTAATAAATTATCTCTAACTTCTGGTATTAATATTAATGAATTACACTTTAATCATCCTGTTAAAGAACTTTTATGGTTTTATCAATTACCATCAAATACAGGGTCATTCAATTATTGGGATAATTCAGGTAATGATATAATGAAATCCTGTAGAATTGAGTTCAATGGAATTGAACGACTTAAACTTAAAAATAATCATTATTTCCGCTTATTACAACCATATTATCATCATAGTGGTGGATATTTACAAGACTTGTCGGGAGAACTAGGTGGATTCTATACATATTCATTCGGACTCTATCCCGAACAATATCAACCAACAGGCACATGTAATTTTAGTCGTATCAATAATGGTGTATTATATAGTGATGTTACGCATGTATGTAACTTATCTATATATGCGACTAATTATAATATATTACGTGTAATGAATGGTATGGCTGGATTAGGTTATGGTAATTAATAAGGTTATTATAATAACTTTAATTCTGTATATATAAAAAATCAGTCAGTATGCCAGGAGGCGTTATACAACTCATTTCAGTAGGCAACCAAGATGTATATTTATCAGGTTGTCCTCAAATAACATTTTTTAAAAAAGTTTATAAAAAACATACACATTTTGCTATGGAAGCTATTGAACAAGAATTTAATGGATCCGCTAATTTTGGTTCATATATTTCAGCCATTTTATGTAGAGATGCTGACTTACTTTCTAAACTACTACTAGAAATGAAATTTTCAGTTGAACCAGTCACACCTCTTGCTTCTATGACAACTCTAAATGGCTATATTACACTAAGTAATAGTGATAATATATCGTTAGATGGAACATATTATGGAACATTTAGTTCATATGTTGATACTGGTGGTATACCCTATTTAGGATTCAATAACTCTACTATAGGGACTATTTATATCGGCGCAACTGGTGACCCTAATATAACTGTTACACAAATAACATCAAATCTAATTGATGCAATGATAATCGCCCCACCAACTACATTTACTTTAAGTGATATTTATGATGATAAACCTCGTATTGCTACACGTATTATTGATTATATTGAGCTTACTATAGCAGGACAACTAATAGATAGACTTTATGGTGAATGGATTGATATTTGGCTTCAACTATCATCTTCATATGAAAAATGGAACTTATTAGAAAATATGTTATATGGTAATAATCCATTATCTAATAATACATCTGTCACTTATTTACCAATACCCTTTTGGTTTTCTAAAAGTTACGGTTTAGCATTACCTATGATATCATTACAATATCACGAAGTTAAATGTAATATTCAATTCAAAGATGAATTTTATGGTATTGCTAATTTATATGGTGATGAACCAAATAATAATGCCTATTCTAATTCAGGCACATTATCTGGTTCTATGAATAAAGATGGTACTGTAAGTAATATCATTTTAGAAATTCCATTAACTATTAATATGACGGATAGTAGATTATTTGGTGACTACATCTTTTTAGATACAGATGAACGACGATTATTTGCTAGTCTTAAACAAGAATATCTTATTGAACAAACACAATATTCTAATAAATTATCACTAAATTCAGGTATTAATATCAATGAATTACACTTTAATCATCCAGTTAAAGAACTTGTATGGTTCTATCAACTTCCATCAAATGATGATACATTCAATTATTGGGACAATTCAGGTAATGATATAATGAAATCTTGTAAAATTGAATTTAATGGTGTTGAACGCTTCAAAACTAAAAATAACCATTATTTTCGTCTATTACAACCATATTATCATCATTCCGGTTCATATTTACAAGATTTATCAGGCGAATTAGGTGGATTTTACACATATTCATTTGGTCTTTATCCAGAACAATATCAACCAACTGGAACTTGTAATTTTAGCCGCATTAATAATGCTATTTTATATAGTAATGTTACTCAAAATTGTAATATGTCTGTTTATGCTACTAATTATAATGTATTACGTGTAATGAATGGTATGGCTGGGTTAGGCTATGGAAATTAATATATTATTTATATAATATAAATGAGTTCAATTTCACTATTATTAACTAATAACATTAACAACATTGATCTTATTGATTACTTTGTTAATAATGTTACTATGCCAATGCCTACATTTCCTGGACAACAAGTAGATAGAACACTATTATTATACAAAGATAATCAATTTGATAAATGTAAAGGTGTTGTTGTTCGTGAAGGAACAACCTATACTAAAGAAGAAACCCGTGAATATGCTTCTGCTATTGTAACTGACCAAACATTCATTAATAACCTAACATATTTCATCAATATGTTTTCAGTATATATTGATTTAACTACCGTTAATATTGAAGGTACATCATATGTTTGTAATTCATATATTTCATTATCCGGTAAAAAATATTATATATTAGGTACGCAACCAATGACACAATAAATTGTAATTTAATAATATAATGAGTTCTATTATATTATTATCTAATAATAGTGATAATACAGATATTATTGCTACTTATATTAATTATTTAACTCCTTTACAAAATATGACATTTTCATATACAGCAACACGAATATTAGAATTATATAAGGAAAATGATGAAGAAATATGTAAAGGAACAGTTAATTTGAAGAATATTAAAATTGAATATAATCCTGATTTTTACAAAATTGAAAAAACTAACTATTCATCCGCAATTATAACTGACCAAACATTTATTAACAATTTAATGTTCTTTTATGACGAATTCAAAGTTGATATGTTAGAAACAACCATCAATATTGAAGGTATTACTTATAATTCTAATTCATATATTAGCATTAATGAAGTAAATTATTATATATTAAATCAAAAATAAATAAAGATTATTTTTATATAAATGAATATATATAAAAATGATTTCTACTATTAACCGAAATATTGACGAAGATAATTATTTATCATCACTTAAATATATACTTAATAATGGTGAATTACGCGAAACACGTAATTCTAAAACACTATCAGTATTTAACCAAAATTTATCTTTCAATATTCATAACCAATTCCCTCTATTAACTACTAAAAGAGTTTATTGGAAAGGTGTTCTTGAAGAATTATTATGGTTCATTAAAGCTGATACTAATGCTCTTAACCTCGCAAATAATGGAGTTCATATTTGGGACGCTAATTCTACACGTGAATACTTAGATACACGTCATCTAAATCAATATGATGATGGTGAATGTGGACCAATATATGGTTATCAATGGCGTCACTTTAACGCACCATACACCAAACAGAAAGATAGAGATGTTAATTGGACATTAGAAAATAAAGGGATAGACCAATTACAATATATTATAGATACTATTAAAACAGACCCAACTTCAAGAAGATTATTTATGTCCGCTTGGAACCCATCTCAATTAGATGAAATGTGCTTACCACCATGTCACGTATCTTATCAGTTCTATGTATCTCAAAATAAATATTTATCTTGTTCTATGACACAACGTTCAGGAGATATGTTTCTAGGGGTTCCATTTAATATAGCATCAACATCTCTATTAACTTATATGATAGCTTATATAACTAATTTAGAACCATATAAAGTTCATATTAATATAGGCGATGCGCATATATATAATGACCATATAGACTCTGTCAAAGAACAATTAAATAGGTCACCATATGATATGCCTAAATTAGAAATAATAAAAAGAGATGCTATTAAAAAAATTGAAGATTTTACAAATACCGATTTTATTATAAAAGACTATAATTGTCATCCTACAATAAAAGCTAAAATGGTCGCTTAAATATATATGTTTATATATAAAGATATATAAAGATATATAAAGATATATAAAGATATATCAATATATATAATATTATGCAGTTGTATCAATCACAAGCAGGACAAGACCAATTTATATTAAAAACATTAAAATATAAAAATAATGGTTATTTTTTAGAAATAGGTTCTAATAACCCTATAAATATAAATAATACATTTATATTAGAATATAAATATAATTGGACTGGACTAATGGTAGAATATGATAAAAAATGGGAGGCTGATTATATAAAATATAGACCTAAATCCAAATACATTATAAACGATGCTACAAAAATAGACTATAAAAAATTTTTTGAAGAAAATAATTATCCAAAAAATATGGATTATTTACAAATAGATTTAGAAGTTAATAATGGTTCTACTATAAATACATTACAACTATTGAATAATACAATTTTAGATGATTATAAGTTTGCTGTAGTAACATTTGAACATGATATATATAGTGGAAACTTTTATAATACACGCACATTATCTCGCGATATTTTTGATAGTAGAGGTTATATACGTGTATTTCCGGATGTTCAAGCTACACCATTCGACCGCATATATCCATTTGAAGATTGGTATTTACATCCTGATTTAATTGATATTAATTATATAAATAATATTAAAAAAGATTATAGTATGGTATGGAGTGATATTATAAATATATTATAATTAATTTAAATAATATTATAATATTTATGATGATAATTAAGGAAAAAGATATAACAATTTTTTATTGAAATACATTTTCAATTCAATATAACTTTAACATCTTTACTTACTTATTTATAT